ACGTTGGCCCTGCGCTCGGTGCGGCGGCGGCTGGTGTGGCTATCGCATCCGGTATGGCGAGAGTGGCCGCGATCAAGTCTTCACAGCCAAAAGGTTACGCCTACGGCGGCCTGATAGGTGGTCCAGACGAGGGAAATCGGGCGGACAATGTGACTATCCGGGCGACTCCGGGTGAATACATGATGGATCGGCCTACCGTAAGGCACTATGGCGTCCGTGTCATGGAGGCATTGAGACAGCGTTTGATACCCAGAGACCTACTCTCGGGCGTCCAGTTGCCCGTTATGCGCCCTGCTTACGCTGGCCCGGGGTTCGCATACGGTGGACAGATAGGACGTCAAAATACCCCCTCTCCGGCCCCACAGCAGACCACTATCGTCAACCTTACCGACAAGTCCGAACTGGATCGTTATCTGGCGTCGGTCGAAGGGCAAAACGCGATTATGAATATCATTTCGTCCAAGAGGCGATCTGTTAAGAGGCTTGTCAATGATCGCGCATGAAATTTTACCTTTCAAAGCCGATTGGCGATCTGACATAAAACTTGAGTTGCGTTGGAGTACGGTCGTCAATCAAGCCATTACAGGGGCGGAAAAGCGTTCCGGTCACTGGCAGTATCCGCACCGGGCGTTTGATTATCGCATGGTGGCAAGGTCGGGGGCAGAGGCAACGGCCATCAGAAGTCGGTTGTATTCATCTGCTGGACGGATCTTTGGGGTGCCCTACTGGCCCGACGCGGTTGCCCTTACGACGAGCGCCTCTGTGGGGGCCACGGAGTTACGCTTCACGAATCCTGGGGATCTCCACTTTGCAAGCGATCTGCCTGCAATCCTCATTCACGATCATGCCTATGAGTATGTTATCCCTTCGGGCATCGGGGGCGGGTATATCAACACGTCCACTGCTCTACAAAACGATTGGCCCGTAGGAGCGACATTGTGTCCGCTATTTCAGGGGATTGTCGATGGTAACTCTGTCACTGTATCGGCAGAAACCGGAGAAAGTGCCGAGGTGTCCCTGCGTCTGGTCGAAGATAACCGGGAGCGATTGCCTGATAACAATCAGGATTTTTCGGTTTTCCCTGAATACAAGGGGCTTACGGTTTTCACAGCCCCGCATAATTGGCAGTCCCGGTTCAAAGATCAGACCGAGATCGTGAATGATGTGTTTGTCTCTCTGGGTGGGTATAGAGAGACGATTCGACCTATGTCTGAGCCGAGAAAGATTTTGCAGATGTCCGCTACGTTTTTTTCTCGGGATGACATTGCCTCGTTGGTCAGTTTTTTCTGCAACCACAAAGGACGGCTTTATCCGTTCTGGTATCCCTCCCCGTATGCCGACATCATCTTGGATGGCCCGTATATGTCGGGGGCAAGTAGTTTGCGTGTGCAGGGCAAAGATGCTTATCGGCTGTTCGGGGATGGGTACAACCACATGGGTCGGTACCTCTTTTTCGCTTTTCCGGACGGCTCTACCGCTTGTCGGGAGGTTGTAGGATGGGAGAGCGGTGGACTGGTGATGAACCTGGATGTGCCTTTGGAAACTGCGTGGGATTATCGTACCACGCGGGTGTCCTACTTACACTTGGCTAGGTTTGACAAAGACGTGCTTGGACTGAACTACACGACCTCGCAAATAGCAGACTTGCAGGTGTCTATCTCTACGTTACCACAGACGGAGGTTCCGAATTGAGAACCGTGACAGATGATTTTATTGTAGCAGAAAAAGCCGAATCTCTGGCCCCTGTCGAACTATTCCATATATGGGAAGCGGCAGGGGCTGTCGATGATCTGCACTGGTATTATACGTCAGGGGATGCTCCTATTTCGCATGAAGGAAACACTTACGAGCCGGTAGCCATAGAGAGGTCGAGCTTGTCTTATGACTCGGAACTTGAGGTCACTACGATGACTGTTACCGTGGGGGCCTTGCGGGACGAGATGCGCGATTACCTTGTTCAGAACCCTATGGCGCAGACGTGGGTCAGCGTTCTGCGTGTTCACCGGGGGGCGGGCGATACGTCCGTGGTTTTCATTGGACAGGTTCGGGGCCTGTCCTTTCAGGGGGCGGCGGCTGAGGCGGAATGTGTTGGGTTTGAGCATTTCCTGAAGATGAAAATACCGACGATATATTTTCAACCCTCTTGCAACAATATCATTTTTGATAACCGGTGCGGGTTGAACAAAAATAACTATGCTGTAACGACCACTGCAACCGGTGACGGGAAGGGACTTTCCGCCGAAGCCTTCGGGAGCAAGCCGGATGGTTTTTTCAATTATGGCTGGATGGAGTATGGGCGGCAGAAGCGGATGGTTGTTTCACACAACGGAACAGGTATTTTATTACAGTATCCGTTCACGGATTGGGAAAATGGGAGCACGGTCACTGTATATGCTGGATGCGACCAGCGAATAACAACCTGTCGAGATCGTTTTAATAATGTCAAAAATTTTTACGGGACGCCTTACGTTCCGATTGAAAACCCGAGCACGGCAATGTCATGAGCAAATACTTTTTTACTGATGAAAATCTCAATACGCTTGAAGCCGAGATGCGATCATGGCTTGGGACACCATACCGTCACCGCAGCTCGTGCAAAGGACTTGGTGCAGACTGTATCGGCTTTGTGGTGGGCGTCCTTACGAATGTCGGCTATAAAAAGCGTTGGAAAATGCCGCATTATCCGAAAGATTGGCATTTGCACAATGTTGAATCGATCCTGTTGCGTGAAATAAAGTCGCAAATGGCGCATGAGATGGTTCCTATTACGGAGCCGCGCAGGGATGGTGATATTGTACTGTTTCATTTTGGCAAGACCGTTTCTCATGCTGGTATAGTGATGGGGGACAATCTTTATCACTCCGTGATTGGAACCGGCGTAGAGAGTTTTTTAGCGAATGATCCCACCTGGGCCAGTCGTGCCCGGTACAACGTAAGGTTGAAAAAATGGCAACAGTAGCAATCGTTATCGGGTGTGTGGCTGTGGGGGCTCTTGTCGCCACAGCCATGTTTTCCGCCACAACACCTGATGCTGGATCACAAAAGCCGCAAGATATTGAGTTTCCTACGAACAAATACGGAATCCCGATTCCCGAGGTTTTGGGCACGGTGAAGATCGCCGGGAACTATATCTACGCTGGCGGCCGTCGGTCTGTTCCCATCAAGAGCAAAAGCAGCGGCGGAAAGGGCGGCGGAGGCGGCGGCGGGTCCACAGTCGTTGGATACAAATATTATGCGACTTTTGCCCTTGGGTTTTGTACGGGTCCGGTGGATGCCGTTTACACAATCATGCAGGATGACAAGTTGCAATGGAAAGGCACTCTTAATCGAAATGCAGAAGGATATGCGACCGTCCAGACAAAAGACATGGGGGCAGTGACAATCTATTTTGGCACGGAAAACCAGCCTCGATGTGGTGCCCTTGATGCCAAGGTCGGCCAGAAATTGAATCCGAACTACAGGGGCCTTTGCTGGGCCTTCTTTAATGACGCATACATCGGAGAGTCGCCACGGGTGCCTAATATCCACTTTGTCCTCCGCAGGACCCCCGGTTACAGTTTTTCTGGCGGCAATGTGCTTTCCGTGTACGACTACAATCCGGCTCATGCAATTTGGCATATATTGACGGAGATGACCGGGCTCCCTGCGTCCTGGCTTAACGCGGCGTCATTTGCGGCGGCGGCCGAGACCCTGGCTGGGGAGGATCGCGGTATCAGCATGGTGATGCGTGATCAGAAAACCGCTCTTGATTATATAGACAACGTGCTGTCCCACGTCTTGGGGATGCTCCGGTTCAATACCGACGGGACGTTTCATCTTGATCTTGCTCGGGCGGATTACGTCAAAGACGACCTCCCGGTGATCGATGAGTCCATGTGTGCGGATCTTCCGGCGATAAAACGGTCAAGTTGGATTGAGACGACGAACTCTATCAAGGCGGAATACAACGAGAGAATTTATTTAGGGAAAGCCATTCGACCTACTGTCTTGTATGTGTGCTTTATCGATGAAGCTGAAGGCACGTATTATACCGCCGGTGGGACGCTACATGAGCGTGCTCATATCGCAACACAGGCTTATTTGACAGATGTTGTGAATGCGGAAAACTATATCCGTGAACTGCGAAGATTTGCGAATTACAACGGTGTCATTTTCAATGTCGATATTGCCGGTACGTCATTTAACTACAACATGGATGCCTACCTGGGTAATTATATTTATCCGGGTTTTCACTACAAGTTTAGTCCATTGCCAAGCTATAGCTGGCCCGCATTTGTCGGGAATCAGGTTTCACTTCCTCGGCATTTTTGCCTTACGGACGTACATGCCAAACAGGTTGACAGCAAGATTCGACATAGCTTTGAGGATATAGTTCCAAGCAATTTGGACCCCTGGGCACCCGAAAATTATGTCATTGTCAGGGTCGATAACTCTGGATCGATGACGACATCTACGATGTGCGGAATGTACGAAGAGTTTATTCATTGGGCAAAGGGCAAATATCCCCAATTCACATTCCTGACACACGAAGATGCAAAGAGCAATGAGCGTTGGTTGCAATGGATGGTAGAAGACATCAATCCTGTTGTTGCCCCTCCCGCCCCATCGTACAGGAATGGAATGAGCAATCCTACCTCGGTCAACATTGCTAATCAGAAAATCCAGGGACGGGTGGAAAGTGAGACATTGGACCTCGGGTTATTTACGAAGAACAGCAATGCTTTATGGGCAACCCGGGAAGCATTGCGAAAAAAATCTTTTCCCACTGCCACTTTGACTGTCAAGCTGAACCGAGATGCCTTCCAGCTACAGCCCGGTGATGTTTTCAAATTCAGCTTTGCGCCGTATGGGATTGAGGACATGGTGTTTCGTTTGGCACGGGTGGACGAGGAAAACCTTGAGTCGGAAACCATTTCTATTACGGCAGAGGAAGAATACAGTGCAGTATCCGAAGCGCAGTCACCTCTTGCGGAGCCGGAAGACTACTCACCGCCACCGGCCTCTGATTATGTGGGGGGTACCCTGACAAATATCACGCAGGAGGTGACGGTAACGGAGGGCGAGCCTGTCCTTCTGCCGGTTGCGGACGCCACGAAGGTGGTGGTGGAAACGACGGATGGGACCGAGCTTATCGAGGGCGTGGATTATGACTATGATCGTGAAAACGGTGTGATCGAATTTTTTAGTGGCGAGATTTCCTATCTCCAAGGGACGGAATTCTTTTTCGAGTCTGGCGGAGCCTCACTTACTCTGCTCCACGAAGGGATCACCTATTTGCTCGACGAGGACTACACTTATGATGCTGAAACGGGGCTCATAACATTTCTCGATGACGGGAGACAATATCACTACGATTCAGGTTATGGGACACTCACGACGGTAGGCCATGAGGGGGCTGTTTCAGATGGAAATAACGTGGTGATCAAAACTAGCGCAACAGAGGGTACGGTTCGGCGGTTTATTGAAGTTCCGTATGCCTTTGGTGGCGAAGAGATCCAAGTCCTACCTATCGTGACGCGGCCAAACCAACAGAATATCGGCTACGAAATTTACTTTTCGGCGGATGGAGAATCATACAGTTTCTTGAAGCGGGAAGAAACTTTTTCCATCCGTGGTGAATTGGCCGAAGATTATCCGACGACGTTTCAGATCGATGATACCCATGGGCTCAAGGTCACGTTCCTGGGGGATGATGTCGAGATGATCGAATCTATCACCCGGGTGGAGTTGTTGGGGAAAAGCAATTTAGCGCTCATTGAAGGTGAATTGATCACCTTTCAGAACATCGAGCCGTTATGGGGTAGGGTCTATCGGCTTACCGGTGTGTACCGGGGGCGGTTCAATACCAACATGGTCCACCACTCAAAGGGGACGGAGTTTGTCTATCTGAGCAGTTCAGAGATGAATCCCATCAAGCATTCGGAATTGACGGTTGGTGCCACTCGCTATTTCAAAGCTGTGCAGTTTTCTCCGAATGAAGCTGAAACGCTGGATCTTGTCCCGGCCCAGGAATTGACCATTGAGGGAGAAGCGTTCAAGCCATATCCGCCCGCGAATGTCATCGTGAACGGAGAGGCACTGCATCCGGAATATGCAGATGATGGGCTTTCTATTGCTTGGGCCAGTCGGTATCGGGGGCGCGGTGCAGGATCAAAGCCGCCCGACGTTGGTGACACCGCTCCTGCACGAGAGGCCCCTTATGTCGTCCGCCTCTTGGTTGATGGGGTTGTAAAGTACGAGAAAAAGTCTGTTCTGGAAATGGGATATGTGTGTCTCAAGACCGACTTGGAGGCCGCTGGGTGTTATGGGGATGATATAGAGGTTCAAGTATCCGCACTGTTGCGCAATGAAGGAATCGATTACGAATCACGGGCTGTTTCCGTCATGGCGTACTATCACGGGAGTTGATGAAATATGGGAACTACCCCGCTTTATGAATTGGAATCTATTGACTACGCTGTGACGGGCTGGAACGGCATCGTCACGGCGAACATGCAGAAGATCGAACAACACCTCCACTCTCGGCTCTTGGTTACGCTTGGTGAGACGGTTGCGGTTGGGGACGTTGTGCATATTGCTGCCGATGGGCTGGCGTACAAAGCGCAGGCCCTAGTTGATGGGTCGAAGCAACCCGCCGTCGGCTTTGCCGTTGATCCTGGAGATGCGGGAGAGGAAATACGGATTCAGAGAGTTGGACTTTTTGCGATGTCCGGTCTTGAGGCGGGCAGGGTGTATTTTTTATCACAAGTGGATGCTGGAAAAATCATTCCTTCTGGGATGGTCGAAGTTGCGGATGAGCCCTTTACGGCTACGGTCGAGGCCTATGTCTCCCTTGCTCATAGTGCCATTGTCCCGATGTCAGAGACAGTTACGACCGCTGACGGCGGGACCACCTATGTTCGGGGTACGGATTACGACATGGACTATAGCCGGGGAGAAATTCTTGCGAAGAACACCGGAGGCATGGGTAATAATGATTATTTGATCGGGTATGACTATAATCCCACAAGCATCCGGCCGCAACTCATGGGCTATGCGACAACGGCCAACCAGCTTTTTATTTCGTGTGGTCTAAGCGACTATGGGCTTGTCCATATCGAGGGGGACGAAGAGATCGCCGGGATAAAGACGTTCAAAACATTGCCGCGCATGCACGCATACCGGGCACCGTTGTCCAATGAGGACTTTGCTCTAAAAAAGTACGTTGACGATAAGGTTGCCAGTGGTGAACAGGGAGACGCCACCACCATCGCAGGGGTGCTTGTCGATCCGACGAACATTGGGGATGACCGGGTGCTTCGCTATAACGCCGAAACCGGAAACCTGGAATATGAATCCCTTCCTTCCGGGGCGGATGCCGGGTCAATTCTTGGCGTAACCGTCAATGATGCCGCGAAAGCGGATGGGAAAATTCTTAAATACGATGCGGCGACTCAAACGCTCAAATATATGGCTGACGAGGGCGGGTCCGGCTCAGGACTTACTGCGGCAGAGGCAAAAAAACTGGCGATCATTTTTGGATAGGAGTGTGACATGGCCCTTAAATCATGGAATATATCAAGTTGTCCCTTTAAGGATTTGGTGGATGGCGTTTCAAATAACTGGTTGCAATCTTCCGTGGCCTCTTCCGAATACTATTATATGGGTTCGACACTTGAACAGAAGCCGAATTTCGTCTCACTGGATGGTTCAGGGGTATCCGAAGGATCGGCGGGCTCGTTGGTCGCTGGAAACTGGGGATGGGGGGACATCGACAGTATCGGTCATGATACGCTTTATGTCCGGCTTTCCGACGACACCGATCCGGATACAAAAGGCGGCGGTTACGTCAAGTGCTCGGAGCCCAAAACCCTACTCACGGCCACCACGGGAGTCGAGTGCATTTTGTTGTCCCTTTTGATCTCGAATTACAGCTATGAAAATGATGCGAATATATGGGTCTTTCATACGACCAGCGCGGGCGTGGTGCGATTCAAGTGGGTACTGGACATTCCTGGGACCAACTCTCCTTTTGCCCTGGATTCCAAGCTGGTTATGAACGAGGGCGACAAGCTGAAGGTCATGGCCGGGATCGAGGACGTGGCTGTAATTGCAAGTGGGGATGAAAGCTAATGGCGGTCTTTGACGTAGGAAAGCGAATTGTTTTGGCAAGTG